GAAAAAAGGAGCCCCGACCAACTAAAACGACAGTTGAAGAAAGCCGAAGCAGTCAAACGCGAAATGGCTTTCATCAAAGCTGGAGTCCCGATGGACAATCCGGTGGCGAAGTATTTCGTGAAGGGCTACGACGGCGAAGTCACTCCAGAAGCGATCCGTCAAGCGGCGGAGGAAGCGAATCTCATCGCCAAAGCAGCGGAGAACGCGCAAGCGAAATCCGAGGCTGATGCGTGGGGCCGTATTACGAAGGCTCAGCGTGCGGGTGAGACGAGCGAACCAGTGGTCGATTGGAACGCCAAAATCAACGCCGCCAAGAACGAGCAAGAAGTGATGCAGATACTGGCTCAAGCAAGGCAAGAAGCACAAAACATCTAGCCCACGGGCAAAACCTGTGGGAGAAAGCCACAGGTAAAGCCAAATGGCTCTTACTCAAACGAGCGATCTGCTCACAGACCAGACAGCGTTTGACCGCATCGCGTACTTTGCGTTGCGTTCAGAACTGCTGTTCGACGCGGTTGCCGACGTCATGCCGGTAGCCCAGTCAATGCCAGGTTCGAGCGTCAAGTTCACGATCTTCAACGATCTGAGCGAAAAGACGTCGACCCTCACCGAGGACACCGACGTCACCCCCGTGGCGATGGGCGACTCCCAGGTCGAGGTCACCCTGGCTGAGTACGGCAACGCCGTGAACACGACCGCCAAGTTGCGCGGCACGTCGTTCCTTGACGTGGATGCGGCTGCCGCAAACCTGGTCGGCTACAACGCTGGTATCAGCATCGACGGAGTTATCCGTGACGTGCTTGCCGCTGGCACCAACGTGGTGTACGGCGGTGGCGGAACCACCACCCCGAGTGCCCGCAACAACGTGAAGGCAGCCGACATCATCGAAGCCAACGACGTCCGCCTGGTTGTCGCCGCGCTCCGCAAGGCCAGCGCAGTGTCGTTCAACGGCATGTACATGGGTTACATCCACCCAGACGTGTCGTACGATCTCCGTCGTGAGACGGGTGTCGCCTCGTGGCGTGACCCGCACGTGTACAGCGATCCGGCGAACATCTATAACGGTGAAATCGGCGCCTTTGAAGGCGTGCGTTTCATCGAGACGCCGCGTACCAAGCTGCACGAGAACGCTTCAAACGGCTCCGGCTCGACCGGTACGGTGGACGTCTACGCGACGCACATCTGCGGTCGTCAGGCGCTCGCAAAGGCGCACAGCATCGTTGACGGCAACGGCGCGTTCCCGCGTGTCGTTCGCGGTCCGGTGACTGACACTTTGCAGCGTTTCCAGCCGGTCGGCTGGTACTGGCTCGGTGGCTACGCACGATTCCGTGAGGCATCGCTGCGCCGCATCGAGGCTGCTTCGAGCATCGGCTCGAACTGAACTAAATAGTTCGGTTACAAGAGTGTGGGGGGCGGGTTAGTTCTCCCCTGGCTGCCCGCTCCCCGCTTCTTTTCTGCTATCATCTCAGGCGAGGTAACTGATGTCGATTTCGAACTACGCCGAACTCAAAATCCTTGACCACCTGACGGGTCGCGCTTCTTGGACTGCGCCGTCGACGGTGTACATCAAGTTGCACACTGGTGACGCAGGCGAAACTGGTACGAGCAATGCTGCGACGAACACGGATCGCAAGGCTGCTTCGTGGTCCGCTGCGTCGTCTGGCTCAATCGCAACATCCGCAACGTTGGAGTGGACGAATGTGTCCACCACCGAGACGTACAGCCACTGGTCGGCGTGGGACAACTCGACCGCTGGTAACTGCCTTTGGACTGGTGCCCTTTCTGCGTCGGCTGCCGTCACCGCTGGAGACACTTTTCAGATTACGTCGCTGACGCTCAGCCTCGATTGAAACTAAAGTAGCCACATGGCTACTGGAGTAAGCGATTTCAAGTTCCCGTATAGGGACACGCCTGGGTTTAGGCAGTTCGCTGAGGTACCGAATTATTCGTACCGCAAGGTCGTCTATTTCGCGTCGCCGTTCAAAGCAACGCAAGGGTTTTATCGCGGGCTTACGGTCGTCTCAGTTACCGCTACTGGTTCTGGTACGGGTACGGAATCGGCTGTCAGGTTGCCGGTTCGTGTCAGAACTGCGACTGGCTCAGGCGAAGGCACTGGCACTGCGACACCTCTGCGTACTATTGCCGCAACTGCGACGGGTTCAGGCACGGGAAGTGATAGTACTCAGCGGCTTGTTATCAGTTTGCGTACGGCCACAGGGTCGGGTTCGGGGACGGAAACTGCGTCGGGGGTTCGTGTCGTACAGCGCACGGCGACTGGAGATGGGACAGGTACAGATTCGGCTCAACGGCTCATCATCCGCCTCGCCACCGCCACGGGGTCTGGGACGGGCACAGAGGCCTCTACGAGCCTCGTGGTTGCGTTGCGCACCGCCACAGGCTTCGGTACAGGCACGGAAGCAACCAGCGTCGTCTACGTGCGTGTACGCACCGCCACAGGATCGGGTGCTGGCAGCGAGTCTGCGACGGCCCTCGAAGTCCTCCCACGCTCAGCTACTGGTAGTGGTCAGGCGACTACGGCGAGCGTTGCCGTCGGCCTCGTCATCGTCATCCGCACGGCGACAGGTTCTGGTGCAGGAAGCGATGCTGCGACCTTCATTCGAGGGTTGGTGCGTACCGCCACAGGATTGGGTACAGGCGGCTCAGAAACGATTGGGGCGCGTCTGGCAATCGCTACAGCCACAGGGTCAGGGATCGGCACCAGCACCGTCAACCAGTTCAAGAACCTGGTGTTCCGCACACCGGCAACCACCGAGATAGCGCCAGCCGACTACCGCGACCAGTCGGTGCCGTCACGACTGTTCAAACACGCCCAACCCACCTACGCAGGCGTCAACGTCTACAAGCTCACCGACGGCTCTTACACGGAGATCGAGCAACGGGACTACAGGCTCGTGTCCAAGACTTATTTTGGTGGCACTCTGAACGTGGTAACCCAAGAAGAAAAAGATGACCTGATAGCCAACGGCTACGGTAGTTACGTATCGTGAGCATTTTCAGACCACCCACCGACGACTTCGTGCAACTTGCGCTGCCCCCGAAACCTGAGGCGTCGCAAGAGGAACGGTTGGCGTACGACTTGTTCAAGTTCTTCGACAACGATCCTCGCGGACGCAACGTGTTCCTGCTGACTGACGGCACGTACACGGAGAACGAACCGAACGACATTGCAACGATCCGCAAGGTGTATTGGGGCGGGTCAAATAATGAGGTGAGCGCTGACGAGGTTGCTAGTCTTACTGCGGCAGGTTACGGCGCATACATCTCGTAGGGGAAACGTGAAGCATCAAGAGACACACCCTGGGTTGGATGTTGAGGGCTGTTTCGCGTGCCGCATCAGCCACGTACGGATGTCGGGTTCTGCGATGCCGACCCGCAAAAATGTTCAGCAGTTGAACGCCAAAGAAAAACAGTTAGACAAAGACTTGGATGCCTACAAACGCATCAGGCGTACCGGCGGGCAGCCGATGAAGATTGACGGTTCCGCGAAACTGGAGAAGATCGCGGATTGAACTACCAGTCGTGGCTCGGCTACCCGCACCCGCGCTACGGATACGGGGCGATGTACAAAGGGTTCATGGATCACGTACCCGACGATGTAATCATCGACGAACACGCCGATGTGATGGTCAACATGATGCAGCCTTATCAGATAAACACGTTTCTGAAAGGACAGTGGCGTGCCTGTTTCACGATGTGGGAATCCACTCTGTTGAACCAGCGGCAATCGGACTGGTGCAACGTCTACGACCAAATCATCGTGCCGTGCGACCACAACGTCGAACTGTTCTCCCGTTACCACAAGAATGTTCACAAGGTTCCGTTGGGTGTCGACTCGAAGATTTGGAAACCGAAGAAACGGGCCGCAAACCCCAGGTTCAGGTTCCATGCCGGCGGTTCACAGTGGCTGCGCAAAGGGTTGGACATCGTGCTGGAGGCGTTCATCATCGCTGACATTGACGCCGAACTGCACCTGAAACCGAATCCTGAAGCCCACGGCATACCTGATTTGCGGTTGCCGGATAACGTGTTCATGCACCGCAAATGGTTTACCGACGAAGAAACCATTGAGTACTTCCACCAAGCCGACTGTTTCATTGCTGTGACGAGGGGTGAGGGGTTCGGGTTGATGCCGTTGCAGGCGATGGCGTGCGGCATCCCCACCATC